CCACTTTACGAGTTGATAAATAATACCATAGACCCTGAACGAAAAATATTTTTTGTTCATGGTGGAACTGATGTAGAGGATAGAGAAGAAGTTCGTCAAATTACTGAGACTGAAGATGACGCTGTTATCATCGCCTCTTACGGAACGTTCTCTACAGGCATTAACATCAAACGATTACATAACATAGTCTTTGCATCTCCGAGCAAGTCACGCATTCGTAACCTACAATCTATTGGTCGCGTTCTCAGGAAAGGTAAGAACAAAGACATGGCTACTTTATATGATATTGCTGATGACATCGGCGGTCAGAATTATACACTTCGTCATTTGAACGAAAGAGTCAACATTTACAATGATGAAAATTTTAAGTATGAAGTTATTAGAGTAAACCTTAGAGCAAATTAAATATGGAAGAAGAATTTATTGCCACTGTAAAACTAATTACTGGAGAGGAGATAGTTTCTAAAGTTGTTTATCTAGCAGATGAAGATAAAGTAATGCTAGAGAATCCTCTCCAAGTAGATCCAGCTAAACAAAAGAAAGGACAGTTAGAAATTTCTGGGTTCTCTTTTAGAGAATGGGTTTGCGCCACGTTTGATAACATGTTTGTTATTAACAGGAATCACATTATCACAGTTAGTGAAGTAGAAGGTCCTATTGTAGATTTTTATCAACAGACCTTACAGAGATTGGAGAATGGAAAGTCTCTAACTGGTAGAGCGCCAAAGCTACCAAGAGGTTCTGGATACTTAGGATCCGTAAAGGATGCCAAGAAGTCTTTAGAAGATATATTTAATAAAAGCTAATATATCTCTTCTGAACCTCTACAAGGTTAATTGTACTGAGGTTTATGAGGTTTGTCAACCCCCTTTACAATTTGCGTTCTACGTGCTACCATTAAGACATGATAATGGTAATTAAACCATGGCATATAAAGCAGTAATGACACGAAAAAAGACCGAATACTACGTCAACAATAAAGAGTTCCTTGCTGCGATCACAGACTATCGGCAGAAGGTTCATGCCGCGAAAGAAGCAGGCAACCCTCGCCCAAGAGTCACTAACTATCTTGGCAGTTGCTTTTTAAAGATCGCAACTCATTTATCTTACAAACCAAACTTTGTTAACTACATGTTCCGAGAGGACATGATCTGTGACGGCATTGAAAACTGCCTCCAGTATATTGACAACTTTGACCCAGAGAAATCCAAGAACCCATTTGCTTATTTTACTCAAATTATTTACTATGCATTCTTGCGTAGGATCCAGAAAGAAAAGAAGCAACTAGAGATCAAAGGAAAGATCCTAGAGAGATCAGGCTATGATGAAGTTATGCATACTGACAGATACACTGGTAATATGTCTGGTATGAATGCTTCCTATTCTGATATGGGTAGCATTAAAGAAAACATTGAAACAAAAATGAATCGCTGATGCCAGACCCTAACGCTCTATACGATGACATGGAAAAACTCAATGCTCTATATGAAGAACTCATGTGGGATCACGATGATGAACTCGTCTTCTCTCATGATGGTTCAAGAGTAATTGTATATAATAAGACAAAAGAAAATGGAAGAACTGGAACGTAGTTTGGCTACAGTAAGAAAAATTCGTTCATTATCTGGCAAGATACGTGGTAAACTATCTTTAAAATCTAAGGACTCAACTTGGAAAATTATGAAACCAACAGAAAATTATCAACAACTCATTGAGCGTTTTACAAAAAGAACTGCTCAACTATCTGCTAGAGCAGCAGAAGTAAAAGAAGCTCATGATGAATACCTTCGTATTCAAAAAGATCTGGAAAGGTTGCAAGGTTCTATGCAAGCAGTAGAATACTTAGCATATGGTAAACTACCTGGCGATGGCAATCACGGTGGAATGAAAGATCATAAACCTCAATGAGAGTAGACAGACACAAAGACATTGCTGACGAACTAGAAGCAGAACTTCTTAATGAATTACAAGGAATCACTACTCAACTTCGTGGTAAGATGACAAGGATGACTAGAGTAAATTCTATGGGAAGATCATGTAAAGTTATTGAAATTGAATACGACATTGAAGTATGAAACTAACTCAAGAAATTATTGATCAGATCCAAGAAGCAATGCTACACACTAAAAAGGATGGCACTGTCAACTGGAAAGATACTGATGAGATTGAGGTCAATCTAGCAGGAACATTTGCTGCTGACAAATTTATTGTCATTAAGAACAAGACAAAAGATCCAGTGGTTTCTGCTGCACCACACCCTAACTTTGATTACGAAAAAAAGGAATGGAAGAAAGATGAAGATAGCACTAATAACTGATCAGCATCTTGATGGAAGAAAAGGAAACATCCACTTCTGGAACTATTTTCAAAAGTTCTATGACAATATCTTTTTTCCAACTCTTGAAAAAGAAGGTATCACCACGATCATTGATTTGGGTGACACTTTTGATAACAGAAAGTCTATGGACTATAATACTTTTAACCGTGTTGATACAAATTATTTCCAACGGTTGAGAGATTACGAAGTTCATATGATTCTTGGTAATCATTGTACTTACTACAAGAATACAAATGCTATTAACTCGCCAGAACTTCTTTTAGATAAGTACGATAACATTAAGATCTATGCTTCACCTGAAGAGATTACTCTTGGTAGCAAAAAGTTTTTGATGATGCCATGGATCAACGCAGGTAATAAAGAAGAATGTTTGAAACTTATTTCTAACAGTAAAGCACAAATTATGTGTGGCCACCTTGAGTGTGATGGATTTGAAGTCACACCTGGCATGAAGTTTGAAGGTGGATTTAAAGTATCTGACTTCAAAAATTTCAAACGTGTATGGTCTGGACATTTCCATATGAAATCAAAGCATGGCAATGTTCAGTATCTCGGCAATCCCTATCAGATGTTCTGGAATGATTATAAGGATACTCGTGGGTTCCATATCTTTGATACAGAAACTGATAAACTTAAATTTGTCAAGAACCCTTACGAAATTTTTGAGAAGATCTTCTACGATGACGCCAGTGTGGACTACAACAAACAAGATGTGTCTAGTTATAAGGACAAGTTCATCAAACTCATCGTTGAAGAAAAACGAGACTACCAAATGTTTGAAACATTGGTTGATCGTCTTTACAACGTAGGTGCTCACGATGTTAAAATCGTTGAGACACTTGTAGATGCTGAAGGAGTTGACGACGCAGATCTAGAAACCAAAGATACAATGACACTACTTAATGAGTACATTGATGAGGTAGAGATCTCCGTAGACAAGTCTGAATTGAAGACACTTATGAGATCGCTATATATTGAAAGCTGTCAAGTAGTCTAATGTTCGTCCTAACAATAGCAGACCATCCTGAAGGTGTGTTTTCTGTTTTTGATGAAGAAGAGCGTCGTGTGATTCCTATCTGGACTCAAATTGACGATGCAGAAAGATACTTGATGATGATGCAAGATGACGACTATCCTCCTATGCAGGTTGTGGAAATGGAAGATCATGTTATAATAGGAGCATGTCAAGATCGTGGACAACGCTTTTCCATAATTACACCTGACGATTTTTTAATACCACCTGATGATCCTGAATAATGATTGTATTTGAAAAGATCCGTTGGAAGAATTTTCTTTCTACGGGTAATGTTTTTAGTGAGATTGACTTAGAATCGGCAAGAACAAATCTAATCGTTGGTAGCAACGGAGCAGGTAAGAGCACCATCTTGGATGCTCTTACTTTTTCGCTGTTTGCAAAACCTTTTCGTAAGATTAGTAAGAGTATGTTGATCAATAGTATCAACGAAAAAGATTGTGTAGTAGAGATTGAGTTTCGTATTGGTAAGATAGAGTACAAAGTTGTACGTGGTATGAAACCTAATAAGTTTGAGATCTACTGCAATGGTCAGGCATGGAATCAGGATAGTAGTGTTGTAGAGCAGCAGAAGAACTTTGAATCAAATGTTCTTAAGATGAACTACAAGTCATTCACACAGATTGTGGTGTTGGGATCATCTACATTTGTTCCATTCATGAAATTGCCTGGTGCTCAACGTCGTGACATTATTGAGGATATCCTAGACATTCAAGTATTCTCTACAATGAATGTTCTTCTCAAGGATAAGATGCGTGGTAATAATGAGGAGCTACGTGATGTTGATTATCAACTTGATCTACTGAAAGATAGAATTGAGTTGCAAAAACAACACATGCTATCTCTACAGCAGAAGACTCAAGAAGAAATTGTTCGCAAGAAAGAAAAGATAAACGAGTATAAAAATACAGAACTCCAAGGTGCTGAAGAAGTATCAGTTCTTACAGAACAAATCTGTAATCTTAATAAAGAAATGCAGGAGTATTCCAAGTCAAACGAAAAGTTGAACAAGTTGAACACATACTTGATCAAGTTGACACATAAGATGAACACATGTAAGAAGGAAAATAAATTCTTTGAGTCCAACTATGTGTGTCCTACGTGTACACAAGAGCTATCCGAAGAGTTTCGTAATGAGAAACTGATAGCAGGAAAAAATAAGGTAGATGAGATGAATGTTGGTTATGAAGATCTTCAAAAAGCAATTGCTGATGAACAAGAACGGTTGAATAAATTTACTGAACTGTCTACTGAAGTAAATAACATTAACACTACTATCTCACAAACCAATTTCCAATTGATGACAATCCGTAAACAGGTTGAGTCTTTGGAAGATGAGATCAAGGAACTAGAAGGATCAAATCCCGACAAGAAAGCAGAGTTTGATAAATTACAACTTCTTGTAAACAGCAAGAAGGATTATAGCAAACAACATGCTACTCTAAAACAAGACCGTGCTGTTTTGACAACAGCAGGTCAACTCCTCAAAGACAATGGTATTAAGACTAGGATTATCAAAACCTATCTTCCTACTATGAATAAGTTAATTAACGATTTCTTACAAAGGATGGAGTTTTATGTCAACTTCACACTTGATGAGAACTTTGAAGAGATAATTAAATCCAGATACCGAGATGTATTTTCCTATGATAGTTTCAGCGAGGGCGAAAAAGCTCGTATTGATATCGCTCTTCTGCTCACTTGGCGCAGTATTGCTAAGCTTAAGAATAGCGTGGATACTAACTTACTTATTCTAGATGAGATTTTTGATGGATCTCTTGATCAATCTGGTACATCTGATCTAGGATGGATCTTGAGAAATTTTGATGAAAGCACTAAGGTGTATGTCATCAGTCATAAGCAAGGATTGGATGACAAATTTGATAGAACTATCACGGTAGAGAAAAATAAAAACTATTCTACATTGGATGTGACAGTCAACGAAGTGACACATGGGCTGGTTGGCTAGGTAGTTTTATTTGTTATGATGTGTACATCAGACAAAAAGACTCATGACCACCCAAGAAATCAAAGGTAACCTTGCAAGACTGCTTGCTACAGAGAACCTAATTGTAGAGCACCGCAAGACACCAACAGCAATGTTTGACGTAGACCGTCGTGTATTGACATTGCCAATGTGGGACAAAGCATCTAGCACAGTATATGACATGCTAGTAGGTCATGAGGTAGGACATGCATTGTTCACACCTAACGAAGACTGGAGAGATACTGCAGATTGTCCTAAGGATTTTGTAAACGTTATTGAAGATGCACGTATTGAGAAACTTATGAAGCGTAAGTTTCCAGGTCTTAACAAGTCTTTTGCTGGTGGCTACAAAGAACTTCATGACATGGATTTCTTCAGTGTTCAAGGTGAAGACCTTAGCACTTTCAGTTTGATTGACCGTATCAATCTTCACTTCAAGATTGGTGCTAGTGCATTGATTCCTTTCTCTATTGAAGAGAAACTATTTGTTGCTCGTACTGACATTGCTGAGACTTTTGAAGAAGTCTTGCAGATCGCTCAGGATGTATATGCATTCAGTGCTCAAGAGAAAGTTGCAGAACAAGAAGTCTCACTTGCTCCTGAGCAATCTGATTCTGAAAACGAAAGTTCCGATGGCGAACAATCTGATCAGCAAGAAGGTCAATCTGATGAAGATCAACCCAACGCAGAATCTGCAGCAGGTGGATCATCTTCTAATGCTAATCACAAAGCAGACAATCCTGTAGATCAAGAAGAAGATGATTTCATTGATGACTGGGATGACGAAGAAGAAGATGGTGCAGGTTCTGAAGGTGGTACTACATCTCAGACTCAGCGTTCTTTTGACGATGCATCAGAAAAACTTTCTTCTCGTGACTCAAAAAATCTAACCTATGTTGAGATTCCTGAGAAAGTTGACCTAGATAAACATATTGTTGATTGGAAGAAACTCCACGACTGGATTGATAGTCAAGCAGTTGAGTCTCAAGTTTACGAGGTAGTTGACAGTACATACAACACTTTCCGTAAGCAATCTCAGAAGGAGGTAAACTATCTTGTTAAAGAATTTGAATGCCGTAAGTCTGCTGACGCTTATGCTCGTGCTGGTCAATCTAAAACTGGTGTGCTTGATACTACAAAGCTACATACTTATCTTTATAACGAGGACATCTTCAAAAAAATAACTGTTCTTCCTGATGGTAAGAATCATGGTCTTCTGTTCCTTCTTGACTGGTCTGGATCTATGCAGAATGAGATTCTTTCTACTGTCAAGCAACTTATCAACTTGACTTCATTCTGCAAGAAAGTTCAGATTCCATTTGAGGTCTATGGATTTACTAATGACTGGATTGTTGCTGAACGTGCTC